TGACACGCAAATACATGACAATCGAACAAATCCGCCAAGAGGCTATCGAGAACGGCATTGAATACACTCTCGAAGAAGGCGAGAAGGTGGAAGACCTCGGAATCTGCGCCCTCGTAGATGTCGAGAATATGGGCTTCTGCAAGGACGATGTGACGAGGTGGTATCACTTCACGAATAACAAAGGCGAAGCTTGCATCTATATCAAACATTAACGAAAGGAATTACAACAATGGAATATTACAAGGAAGAAATCAAAGAGGTACTTGAAAACTTAGTTGACGAAGGCAACGAAACGAGAGAAGAAATTATTAAACGATGGGAGGACGGCGATACGCAAGACGATTTCGGCAACATGACAGGGAGCAGATTCTGCTCAACTTGGAAAGCAGAAGAAGCTCTCAAACAGGCAGGCTTTCCATTTGACGAAAACCTCAACGCTATGCTTCAAGAAGTCGGCTACGATTTCTCAATTCTAAATAAAGGAGCGGAAGTCGTAGATGTTATTCTTTGCGAGCTGACCGTTCCGTATGTTATTAATGAATTAAATGAGGAGGCATAATATGAAAGAGTTCAAGAGTTGGCGAGATATTAAAGCATGGTTCGAGGAAAACGGATACGACCAACTTGCCAAGAGAATGCAAATCAACAACGATTGCTGGAATAGTTCAGGGGAGTTCGGGAGAAGCCAAGTATATATCTGCGATAGCATGAGATTTGCTGAGAGCGAAGACGAACGGCACGAAGTTGCACAATCTTTGCATGAAGACGATGACTTGATTTCGTTAGGGTTGGTATGACGATGGGAATGACAGACCAAGAAATCGCAACTAATATCGCTATGATGCTCGATTACGACAACGGCATTGAATTATTCAGAAACAGCGCAACAACTATCACGAAAGACGGCAAACTGTCGCTTGCGGCGAAAGAGCAGGTGACTCAATATTATTTGAGACAAAATGGCGCAGTTCTCGTTGAGTTGCCTAAGCTATCAGACAACAAAAAGACAGCACTCGCACAAATCGCACTTGCCGTTGGCAGACGATTAGAACGCTTTGAGCGTGGCGCAAAGGCAAACGCAGGGAGAACAACCGAAACGAGGCAGAAAGTCGCTCAGAACGCAATTCAGGCACGTTGGAGCGCAAAATAGAATCAAGAAGCAGTCACGCAGGTGGCTGTTTTTTGATGCCACCCTTACCGTCTCAATAATGACGGTATGTTTGAGAAGTTCAAGTCAATGCTCAATATGAGCGACAAAAAGCAAACACCAGTTGGCGGTGTTGAAGCCAACAAGTCTTTGTCATTCTCTTACCGCTCGAACCCTTATCATGGCTCTGTGACGTGGGATTGGGCGAAAGGAATGGCTTTTGATAACACCTATCCGTCCGTCTCAAGGATTGCAAATGCTTTCATGGAGATTCGACCGTACGCTATCGATGCGAATGGCAAGCCGATTCAGCAAGTGCCTGCGGTGGACAAGTTGTATCATCCGAATCAGCAAATGAGTTCGGTGGACTTCCGCCAAGCTCTCGCCGTCTCTGCGCTCTCGCACCGCACGACTTACATTCTCGTGTGGCACTATGGCGAAGGCGGAGAAGTTATTGCAGGCAACGGCGATGTCACACCTGACAACATCGCAGGCTACACGTTCCTCGAAGACTGCACAGTCAAAGAAGTCAATGGGCGCAAGTTCTACAAGTCCGACTCGCTCAAGTTCGAGTTCAGCGACAAAGAAGTCATTGAGATTTCGGCAGGAATCGACCCAAATGACTTGTCGGCGGGGTACAGCCCAACGCAAGCCGTCAAGAAATGGGCAAATATAGACGATTACATCGCCTCATACGAGGGCGGACTATTTGAGAACGATGCCGTTCCTGCAGGGCAGTTCATCATTACTGCGCCGACCGCCGATGCTTTCAACGCTATCGTTGACGAGATGCAAGCCAAGCACCGAGGCTCAGGCAACAACAACAACGTCCAATACATCCACCGCCCAATCTCAGCCGATACTGGAGCGGTACTCCCTGCGCAGATTGAGTGGATTCCGTTCTCTCAGCCGAACAAGGACATGAGTCTTGAGACTATCTTCAATCAGGTCAACGACAAGATTGACTCGACCTTCGGAGTTCCTGCTTCGATTCGTGGGGTAAACGATAACAACACCTACGCTTCCGTCAAAGTCGATGAGCGCATCTTCGTCCGTTGGACACTCAAACCATTCGCCACTAAGATTTGGACACGCTTCACGCATGAATTGAACCGCATCACAGGCGGACTCGGTGTCGCAATCACGTTTGATGTCGAGATTCCGTCTATCGCCGATGAGGAGAAGGTGGAAGCCGAGCGCAAGAATGTTGAGGTTGACGTGATAATCAAGATGCTCGACAGAGGCTACTCGCTCGACTCAATCGTTGATGCCTTCGAGTTCAGCAACGCTTACAAGCTACTCGAAAAGGGCTCAGATGAAAATGCCGAGATAGTCAATGACAAGCCTGACGTAGATACAGGCGATGAAGTCGAAGACAGCCCTGAACTCGCCGTCACGAAGTCGATTCCGACTCATTGTGCGCACGAACATGACGAGATTCACAAAGAAGCGGACAAGACAACGTTAAAAGAACTCCGCCGACTGCTTAATGGCTACCTAGAGACCTCGATTGACGAGACGGTTGACTCATTACAGTCGGCATCAAAAGAAATCTCCGCCGTTGGGCTTGAAATCTATGACGAGAACCAAGACGGAGTGATTGACGAGCAAGAGATAGCGCAGATTCAGATTCCGCAACCGTCCGAGGAACGCAAATACGCACTTCAGCTCGCATTGTTGGCTCTGCTATACAAGCGGATGCTCAAGAGTGGCGAGAAACGCTATCAAGACACTATTGCTCAGTTCGGAATCGTTCTGAACATCCCTGCGCTTGAGCATTACGCCATCTCTGACGGCGCAGAGAAACAATACGAGACAATCGTGAACAAAATCGTCAACTCATTCAGCGACCAAATAACGGACACGATAAGGAGCGCAATCAATATCACGTTCGAGGAAGGCGGAGACAAGCAACAGCTCATCAAGAACGTTAAGAACGTGTTCAAGACCGGCCAATGGCGAGTCGAGCGCATCGCTCGCACCGAGGAACACCGAGCCGACAACTTTGGGCAGATTGATGCCGTTGACGTGATTCAGAAGGTCACAGGACGTGAGTTCGGCTTCAAGTGGCGCACGACAAGCGGACACCCTTGCGAGTTTTGCCAATACATGAACGGAACTGTTGTCGCTACTGGCGAGGCTTTCATACCGCTCGGCGAAAAGATACAGCTCGATGATGCCGTTTACTTGAACAACTACGAGGACGTTCTAACACCGCAAGCGCACCCCAACTGCCAATGCGTGTTTGACGTGGTGGAGTTATAGCATGAAATACTGTTGTAAACATTGTGGGCGGTACATCATGGACATCGAAGGCACGACTATCATTGAGAACCTTGTCTGCCCCAACTCTAAATGCAAGGCGCACCTCAACATCAAAGTCATTACTCCGCAATCGACTGTCGAGGAAATCAACTACAAATTCAAATCGAAAGAACTGCCACCCAAGAAGAAACAATAATAGAAAATACCGCAAGTGATGCCCACCCTTACTTGCGGTTTTTTGATGCCACCCCAAAACACAACAACATGAAAATCAGACGAATCAATGCTCATTTGAGCGAATCGTTGATAACAACCATTAAAAAGGGAACTCATGACAGAAAAGCAGAAATCAATCCGATTCAACGCTACCGTCAAGACGAAAGATGTGGACGGCGAACGCAGAATCGTGTTTGTAGCTTCTTCAGGCTCGGTCGATAGGGATTACGAGAGAGTCGATGTTCCGTCACTCAGACTACCTCTGAAGGCAGGTGGCGAGATTCAAGTCTCGCAGATTGGCTCGGAAGGTGTAGAGGGAGTGGACATTCCTCTCATGTTGAATCACTCAGGCGATATTCGAGATGTCATCGGTTCAGTCCGCAAGGCATGGTTTGAGAATGGCGAACTCATCTTTGAGGCAGGCATCTCAAGTCGTGGAATTGCGCAAGAGATACTCACTCTCATTGACGAGGGGCATCTCTCAAACGCTTTCTCAATCACAATGATTGACTTTGACTTCGACTACGATACCGAGACGATTCGGAACGCAGAAGTGATTGAAGTGTCCGTTGTCTATCGTGGCTCGAATAAGGATGCTCGTCTGCTCGCTGTGAAATCCCTTCTCGGAGGCGAACAAATGGAAGAAGCCGAGAAAGTTGAAGCTCCAATCGAAGCTGAGACTGTTGAAACGGTAGAAGAACCAGTCGGCGAAGCACCTGTTGAACAGGTTGAAGAATCCGCCAACGAAGCCGAAGCCGAAACCGAAAAGGAAGAAGCAGAAGCAGAAGAACCAGTTGACGAGACGGCAACTGAGCAGGAACAACCTGCTGAACCAACCGCTCAAGAAGAACCTAAAGAAAAGGAACAAGAAATGGAAAAAGAAATTGCACAGGATGCTGTTGTTGCAAAAGCAACTCCAGTTCAGACCGCAAAAAGCGAAGGCAACTACTTGGCTTCCAAGAAAGCTCTCGCTGACTTCAAGAACATCGTTCTAAGTCATCATCGTGGCGATAATGCAAGCATCATGAAAGCTTGGATGTCGCACATCTCAAGCAAAGCTATCTCAGGCGATGCTATTTTACCAACTCGCATTGAGCAAATCTTCTTTAAGACTTGGACTGACAAGGCTGAAATCCTCAACACCTTCCGCACCCTCGGTGTTCGTGCAGGTGCTGTCTATGCGATGAAAGCTACCGCCAATGGTACTGCTCTCGCACATGAAAAAGGCGCAACCAAACTCAACCAAGAAATCGAAGCTGTCCGTCGTGACCTCAAGGGCTTGGGCATCTACAAGAAGCTCCCAATCGACTTACAAGACCTATTCGATGACGAAACTGGCGAACTACTAGCATTTCGTGTCGAAGAGTTGGCAGGTCGTGTCGCTCACGCAATCGTAGTAGGCGCAATCGTTGGCGGTTACAAAGATAACAATGGTCGTGGCTTGTTCAGCATGAAGGGCGATTTGGACGGTGCTGTCGCAAGCCCTGCTGATAACTTCGGCTCTGCTGTCGCAACCGTAATCCCGAACAGCAACACCGATTCTGACATCGCCAAAGCTATCAAGACCTGTGGCGCAGTCAAGGGAGACCGCAGAATCCTCATCGTTCCTGCAGGTTGGATGACAACTGCTCGCATCGCCCTAATCGGCATGAACTACCCTGTTGCTGACCTCGCTGAGTTCGTTGGCGCAGACGAAATCCATGAATTAGACGAAATGACTGGAAGCGGTTATGACATGATTGCCTATGCTCGTGACTCTTATGTCCTAGCAGGCGAAGCGAACGCTTCTGTCCGCACCGATTTCGACCTCGACAAGAACCAAGATGTCATGCTTGTAGAACGCTATGTTGGCGGTTCTATGACTGGCTACAAGAATCTTGCAGGTTACGCATCAGCCTAATCCATTAAAAGAAAGGAACGATAAAACATGGCATATCTTACCCAATCAGAAGCATCTAAATTGCTTGGTCGTTCCTTGACGGCTTCCGAAGTCAATGCGTTTGACGAGTGGGAGGAAATCGCAGAATCACGATTGTCGGACTTGTTGTGCGTAGCTAGTCTCGCCGACCTGTTGACCGCCCTCGAATTGCAAGCCTTACCGACCGAATTGAAGTTGGTTTTGGCTCGTTTCTTCGGCGGAATCTCAGCAGAGAACGGTGTCGAGATTGGAGTTACCTCTAAGAAGGTTGAAGACTTCTCGATTACCTATGACGAGAAAGAGCGCAACAACGTGTTCGGCAATATCGTGACCGCCAATGGCACAGCGATTCTCAAATACTCTCAATGTAAAGGGCTTCGTAGCGGACGAACATTAAAAGAAGAAGCGAAATACTATCACTATGACCGTTTTTGATACGTTCCCCTCAATCTCTTATGAGTTTCTAACTATCAGACGAGGTGCGGTAAAAGGGAACGTCATCACGCAAGCGAGTTCATTCCTCGGCATATTCAAGCTAAGGCAGAACCAAGAGGAGCAAGGGAATATTGAACTCTATCAGAGTTCGGCAACCCTTCATGCCCACCCTGAAGACTACTCAGACTATGACAACCTAGTCGGACAAGGCATCAGGGTCAACGGTACGACTTACGAAATCACGAATGTGACTGGCGGAATGAACTTTGCAAGCGGTCAAATGGAACATCTCACATTCACGCTTCAGCGAGCGGAGTTTATCGATGGAACTGCAAACGACAACGATTAAGTTCGTGGACAATTCGGCGAAGGTGTTACAAGAGGAACAAGCGCACATTGACGAAGCTCTTGCAAGAATGGGCGATTCGATTCTGAATCTCGCCCAAATGTACGCTCCAGTTCTTACTGGCGCACTTCGAGCAGACGGACGTGTCGTAAAAGAACCGAACTCTGTGACGGTACGTTTCGGAGGTTTCAGCGTTCCATACGCTCGCAGACGGCACTACGAAAACAACAAGCACCCTGACACGAAATACTATCTCGAGAGAGCAGGTAATCAGGTTGCGAAACAGGGAGTTCAATACTATCTATGATTACTTTGAATCTATTACAGCTCCTAGAGAATAACGGATTCGGAACAATAGACAAAGACTTGTTTTGGGAGAAACTAACCCTCGGCGAAGAAGGAGTATATGTCGCATCTATCGGCAACCCAACTGAAAGAGGCTCTCGCAGAATCCAGTCATTTGAACTCTATTCGAGAGGCAAGTCTGATGTGGCAGGATGTCGCAAACTGCGTGACATTGTGGATTTTCTCAATTCGTCCTATTCAATATGTTCACTTCCGCAGGTCGTTGATAAAGATGACCCAACCGAGATTCTCTCGGAACAAATTGACAACATTACAATCATGCCTTGCTCGTCTATAACTGACAACGGTTTGGACAGCAACGGTCGCATCATTTGGACTGCGACTGGCACGATTCTCTACTAACAAAACTAAAGGAGTCAAAATGCAACCACTAAAAGCTGGCACTTATGAGATGAGCATTAGCGATGTGCTAATCCCTGCCGAGTTGCTCGGAGACATTTCGCCAAACTATGACGAAGCGACCACCGATGCAGACACGCAAGCAGGCACTCGCACGACACCTCTCGGCAAGCCTGAGACAGCAGAGTTGACGTTCACGCTCTATCTCCCAAACATCGACTATTTGAAGACGTTATGGGAAGAAGCGTACAACGCAGGCACGAACCCTCAAACGACTGGCAATATCATCTTTGGGAACGGTTCTTGCCAAACTCGAACGGCTCTACCAATCAACATTCACAACGTTTGCGAAGACAACGATGACAACGACATCCACATCTTTGCAGGCATCGTGAAACAGACTTTCAACCCAACCCTCAGCGGAACGGAAGTCTTGAGCATTGAATCGACAATCTTCATGCAACCAACCGCAGACGGCTACATCCGCCTCGGTACTGGCGATTTGACACAAGAGTCACATTGGGATGTAACAACCCAAGCGACTGTCGCAGGGAAGATTCAATAATACCGCCGTTCAACAAAAAGCCACCCCTTGAGGTGGTTTTTTGGTGTTACTTGCGGAGCGGTTCGCCTGCGCCGTCTTTGTATGTGCCTGTTGCAATCTTGATGATGTCGGCAATCCACCCAAACATGAAAAAGTTGCCTGTAAACATCTTCAAAAAACCGCTTCCGATTCTCCCCAAATAGAAGTCGTGGATGCCGATGAGACCCAAGCAGATGCACAAGATGAGCGCAGTCTTCTTGTCCTTCGAGCTTGTACGCACGACATATTGTTTCTTTTCTTCTTCCATGTTGCTCCTTCGTTGTTACTGCCTCCATTATACCACCCCAACGGCAAGCATTATGAGGACAGTACATCAAATTAAATAGGATTACATCAAATGTCATTGGAATCAGTTTCAATATCCACAAGCAAATACATCACGACCGTCAAAGCGAATATTGACGGACACGATTACACCGTCCGCAAAATGGGCGCAGGAACTCAGCTCGACCTGTCGAGGGAGATTTCAAACCTCATGAAGATGCGAACCGAACTCTTGAACTTAGAGGGCAAGATGAAGAAAGCAAAGACGGACGAGGAAGCAGACAAGATGCTCGCAGACAGCATGGGCAAAATGGAGTCGTTCAACAAAATCGTGAACCGCATCGAGGCAATCTTCATTGACTTGTTCGATGACGGCGAAGACGGCAAACGCTCAGCAAAGCTTATTCATGCGCTCGGCATCGAGAACACGCAGAAGGTTTACAACGAGATATTCGACAAGGCGGAGCAAGATGCCAAAGAGTAAAAACCTATTAGATTTGATGCGACCTGAAGACCGCAAGAAGATGGTTCAGCGGTACAGGGAACGAACAGCAGACAAGAATATCAACAATAAAATCTCCTCTGAGATGTATATGCTCGCTGAGTTCGGACTCATGTTCGGTTGGCAAGCTGTCATGGACGTGAAGAACGATACTATTACAGGCGAAGAAATGTTTGCTCTGCTCGAAGCAGGGCGCAAGGTGCTTGCCAATCGTGTCGTTGAGCATGGAGTCTCGACCTCTGTCGCTATCGGAAGCCAGTTCTCGAAGCATCCGAACCAAGCATTCGACAAGGGCATGAGAGGATTCATAGAAAGGGCGAAAGTATAATGGCAATCGCAGGACAGATTGAATATAAGGTTACTGTCGATACGTCAGGGCTGACGAAGGGCTTGAACGATGCCAAGAATGAAGCCAAGACATTCAGCTCAACCCTCGCCGATGTCGGAAAGACTGGGGCAAAAGCCCTCGGAACGGCATTGAAGGCAGGGGCTATCGCATCGACTGGCGCAATCGTTGGACTCGTGAAAACGGCAACGCAAGGCTTCGCAGAGTTTGAGCAGTTATATGGCGGTGTAGAGACATTATTCGGCGCAAAGGGCGCAGAGAACGTTGAAGAATATGCTCAGATGACAGGCAAGAGCGTTGACTCGGTCAGGGGCGAGTTCAACAAGCTCATGGATGCTCAAAACCTTGTTATTGCAAACGCAGACCAAGCATACAAGACGGCAGGCTTGTCGATGAACGAGTATTTGTCGCAGGCAACTTCATTCAGCGCATCGCTTTTGCAGTCGTTGAAGGGCGATACTGTGGCAACGGCAAAAGTCACAGATATGGCAATCATCGACATGGCAGACAATGCAAACAAAATGGGAACGAGCATCGAGTCGATACAGAACGCTTATCAGGGCTTTGCGAAACAGAACTACACCATGCTCGACAACCTCAAGCTCGGCTATGGTGGCACGAAGACAGAAATGGAGCGACTCCTTACCGATGCGACCAAAATCAGCGGTGTCAAATACGACATCAACAACCTCAATGATGTATTTGAGGCAATTCACGTCATACAGGGCGAGCTAGGTATCACAGGAACGACCGCAAAAGAGGCGAGCGAGACAATCTCAGGCTCTCTCGGCATGATGAAGTCCGCATGGTCGAACCTCGTGGGTGGGCTTGGGGATACATCCGCAGATTTCGACAGCCTGCTCAAAAACTTCATTGATTCCGTTGCTACGCTTGGCAAAAACTTGCTCCCAGTCGTGAAGACTGCGCTGAAAGGTGTCGTGAGACTCATCAAGGAGCTTGCGCCACAAATCATCGCTATGCTTCCGCCACTCTTTGCGGAGCTACTCCCTGCCGTCATTGAGGCAACGACTGGGCTGATTAGCGCACTCGTACAAAACTTCCCTGCAATACTCCAAGTTTTGGTTGATTCGTTGCCGATGTTCCTCGATGCTATCATGCAGATTGCAAACAGCATTATCGCTTATTTGCCACAACTCATCGTTGTCCTCTCGCAACTCATTGTCGGCATCGCAAACGCTCTGATTCAGCCGACCAACCTCCAACTCATACTGAAAGCAGGTCTCACGCTACTGATTGAGCTAGTGAAGGCGATTCCGCAGATTATACAGAACTTTGCACAGGCAATTCCAACGCTTATTGACTCGATTGTCGAGTACCTGACAAGCCCTGAATCAATCAAGATGGTTATCGTGGCAGGAATCGAGCTGTTCATGGCACTCGTGAAAGCCGTTCCGCAGATTCTCAGCGCATTATTCAAGGCTTTCGGAGACCTGTTCGGCAAGCTATGGGATAGACTCAAAACGCTATTCACAGAGTTCGCAGGGAAGTTCGGCAACGCAATCGGCTCGGTGTTCAAGGGCGCAATCAACGGAGTCCTCGCCTTTATTGAGAACTTCATCAACGCACCAATCGACATCATCAATGGCTTCGTGGACACAATAAACAGCGCATTTGGCGCAGTTGGTGTCAACATTGGCAAGATTGGGCGAGTCAGTCTCGGTCGCATGGCAAGCGGTGGCATCGTGCCGTCAACAGCAGGCGGTCGCTTGATTCTCGCAGGAGAGGGCGGACAAGACGAGTGGGTTGTGCCTGAGTCTAAAATGGCTTCAATGATTGAGCAGATAAACGAACGCACGAACAGCGGTGTTGGAGGCGGTGTCACAATCAACGTCTTTGGCACGTTCGCAACGAGCGAGGCAGAACAGCGCAGAGTGGCGGAGCAGATATATGACAAGCTTCAAGAAATAAACAAAGCAAGAATGGGAGCATACCTATGATATACAAGATGACACTCAAGGACTCGGCAGACGAAATGACGTTTGACCTGCTCGAAGTTCCGATTGTGGACAAAGACATCGAGGGGGCGGTCGATAACGTCACATTGGACGGCAACCA